GCCGTGTTTCGTCGGTCTGGACCTGAGCAGCACCCGAGACGTTACGGCGTTGGTTCTGGTGTTCCCCGAGGACGATGGGGGCTACACTGTGTTCCCGTGGTTCTGGATTCCGGAGGAAGCGGTCAGTCAGCGAGCCGGACAGGATCAGCGGATGATACGGGCGTTCGCGGCGCGGGGTGACGTGGAGACTACCAGCGGCAACGAGGTGGACGTTCAAGAGTTGTCCGAACGCATCACGGAAATCTGCCAACAGTTCGACGTTCAGGCAATCGGATTCGATCCGTGGAACGCCACAGGTGTGACGCAGAAGCTGAAGGAATTGGGTATGCCGGACAGCCTGCTGGTGAAAATGCCCCAGTCATTCAGCACCTATAACGAGCCATTCAAGCGGCTGTTGTCGATGCTGGGGAGCGGCAAGTTCAGGCATGACGGGAACCAGGTGTTGCGATGGATGGCGGCAAATCTATCGCACAAAGAAGATTCGTCTGGTAATATCAGGCCGGACAAGGGGAAATCGGCAGAGAAAATCGATGGCGTTTGTGCTACGCTGATGGGGCTGGCACTGGCAACACAGCACGCGGTGGGGGTATCGGCTTACAGTTCGACGGGTTCGGGCGTGATCCTGTTTTGAGGTGACGTGAATGAGCGACTACGGTGTGACGATCATAGCACAGGCAAGTCCCGTCGCGGCACGTTCCGAGGAGCACTTGTGGCGGTCCATCAGCATGGGCGGCGACTATCCGGTGATTCGGTCAAAATCCGGATCTAAGATCACCTCACGCACCGCGATGGGCTACCCGCCACTGTGGCGAGCCGTCAACCTGATCAGTAACAGCGTGGCCGGGTTGCCGTTCGACGTGTTCAGACGACAGCGGGACGGCGGCAAAAAGGTGGACATGCGACACCCGGCGCAACGACTGCTGGAGAAGGCGGCGAGTCCGTTCGTCAACGCCTACACCTTCCGCCGGACGATGACCGCATTGGCACTGTTACACGGCAACAGTTACGCCAGCATCGACCGCGTTGAAGGCCGTCCAGTTTCGTTGTCGATTTGGAATCCCGCGCAAACGATGGTGCGCGTGATGGACGGCGAAGTCTGGTATGTGACGTATTTCAACAACCAGCCGGTGCGTATCAATTCGAGGGACATGCTGCACATTCGCGGTCTCGGACCTGACGGCATTGTGGGCTGGCCGGTTCTGGAGCTGATGGCGGACGCACTGGGCGTGGGTATGGCCGCGCAGGAATTCGGGGCGCGGTTCTTCGGATCTGGCAGCAATCCGAGCGGGTTGCTGATGATCCCGGGGGCGTTCTCTGAGGAAAAGATTCGAAACACGATTGCGGCGTGGAATTCCATGCAGCAAGGGCTGGCGAATTCTCACAAGGTCGCACTGTTGCAGGAAGGCGTCAAGTTTCAACAATTGCAGATTGCGCCAGAGGCAGCACAGTTTCTTCAGACCCGTGAGCATGAGATTCGGGCGACCGTGGCGAACATCACAGGCGTTCCCCCGCACATGCTGGGCGACAGCACCCGAACATCACACAATAGCCTTGAGGCCGAAGGGCAAAGTTACCTCGACTACTGCCTGCAGCCGTGGCTGAAAACGTGGGAAATGGAGTGCAGGGAAAAGCTGCTGACGGAACAACAGCAAGACAGCGACAGCCACACCATCGAGTTCAATCGTGAGGCGTTGGTGCAAATGTCGTTTGAAACAAAAATCAACGGCATTTACCGGCAGTTGGAATCCGGGCTGATCACCCACAACGAAGGCCGCGCATTGCTGAACATGGCGGGGCTCGGCGAGGACGGCGACGCACGATATCGCCCCATGAACTGGCTGGAGATTGGCAGCCCCCAGGAGGAAATGCAGGAAGGCGAAACGGAGGAACTGCCGGACGAATCAGAGGATGACAGCCCGGAGGACGACAGCGAGGACGACATCGAGGAATCGCCAGCCGTGGCGGCACTCCGGCAGATGATTGTTGACGGCGTGCAACGGTCTTGCGAATTCGAGAGTTCCAAGGCGATTCAAACCGCCAGCAAACGACCGCACGATTTTCTGGCGGCGGTTGAATCGTTGTCGGATTCGTGGGCGGAAAACACGTTGCCCGGTCTGACATCACCACAGGCACGGCAGGCGATTGCGGCACATGCTGCGGAATCGCGGCGACTGTTGATCGAGGTGGCCGGACACTGCACAGCGGACACGCTGAAAACGCATGTGTCGGACGAAGTTGCGACGTGGGTAGAACGGGCCGAACGACTGACGGCGGCAATCCTGCGGTGCGTTGTTACAGCAGCCCCGAAGAAATACGACGGCATTGATTTTAGCCCACCGCAGGCAGTCCGCGAGGAAGCGCAGCGAGGGCTGGATTGGCGGGACGAATACGGACGCGGAGGCACTGCGGTAGGCATCGCACGGGCGCGGGACCTCAGCAACGGCGTTGAGGTCAGCCCGAGCACCATCAAACGCATGGTTTCATTCTTTGCAAGGCATGAAGTGGACAAACAGGGCAAGGGATTCAGCCAAGGCGAGGAAGGATATCCGAGCAACGGCAGGATTGCGTGGGCACTGTGGGGCGGAGATCCCGGGCAGGCATGGGCTAAAAAAGTCAAAAAACAGATGGAGAGTCGCGACAAATGAGAGCAAAAATCGACATTTTCACGCCAAAAAGCATCAAAAACACTGCAAAATCAGACGATTTCCGCGTGTTTTGGAACGAAACCGACGCCGGAATTGAGGTCCTGTTGTATGGCGTTGTCGGCGACGAATACACGCAGACGGACGCGGCAAGCGTGGCGCGAGTGTTGAGCAGCAACCGAAACAAGCCCGTCACCATGCGGGTGAATTCGTTTGGTGGTCTGGCGTTCGATGGACTGGCAATCTACAACGCACTGGCGGACCACTCCGGGCCGACGGTCGGCGTGATTGAGTCTGTGGCAGCGTCTGCAGCATCGTTGGCGGTTCTGGGAGCTGATCGGGTGCAGATGCAATCAAACGCGGTCTATCACATCCACGAGGGCATTGCAGGGGCTGTGGGACATATTGCGGATCTGCGGGAGACAATTGAGTGGCTGCAGGCGTTTAACGCGGCTGCGGTGGCCACCTACGCGGCAAAGACCGGCAAGTCTGAGGACGTGTTGGCGTCTGCCCTGCTGGGAGCGAACGGCGACGGGACACGCTACACAGCCGCGGAGGCGTTGGCGTTTGGTTTTGTGGACGAAGTCCTGCCAGTCGGGAAAAAGTCTGCGAAATCGACAGCACGGAACGACAGATCCGGGGAACTGGCAGCACGTGCCAGGCTGCTGCGAGCAAAAAGTGTTTGACAACGGGCGGCAAACTGTGTAAGAATTCCCGTTGTCAGGACCGCAGCCCGAAAACGTGGCACTCCTGACCGCTGATTGAGTGGGCAAAATTGCAGGCGTCAATCGTTCGCGTATTCGCATTTCCGAATCCGCCAGCGGTTGACGCTTTTTGCGTTGACACTGGCAAAACACAGGAGTCAACCATGAGCAAGAGTATTCCACAGTTGCAGGCCGAGCGGGCCGCAAAGATCGAAGCTGCCGAGAAGCTGTTGCCGAGCGAAGGCGACACCATGACAGCCGAAGCGCAGACCCAAGCCGGGGAACTGCTGGCCGCGGCAGAATCCCTGCAGGCCGACATTGACGCAGCCGTGCGAGCACAGGCAGCCGTTCAGGACATGAGAACGAAGCTGTCCGCGCTGCGATCCGTGCCCGACAATCCGACAGCCCGCGCCATCGCCAACGTTGGCGGGCTTGCCTTCGGTGTTCATGCAGGCCACGATGTTGCACGCCAGTTCAGTCTGCCCCGCAACGTGCGCCGTGTTCCATTGAAGAACTTCCGGCAGGACAGCAACGACGAAATCCCGGCAGAAGTCCGTGCGTACCGATTCGGCATGTGGGCACTGGCCACGATCAGCGAAACCGGAAGCGTACCGTACCGCAACAATGCCGCGGTGACGTTCTGCCGTGACAACGGGCTGCTGAATGTCGCGCACGGTGAAGGCGGCGCAGACACCACCGGGGCGCATGTTTTGGTTCCCGAGGAATTCGGTACCGATTTGATCCTGTTGCGTGAACGCTACGGTGTTGCCCGTCAGTTGTTCAACGTTGTCAATATGTCCAGCGACGTGAAAACCGAGCCGCGGCAGTTGTCCGGATTGACGGCATATTTCACAGCCGAAAATGCTGCCATCACCGAATCGAACATGACGTTTGACAACGTGACGCTGGTGGCGAAAAAGTTGGCCGTGATTGCCCGCATGTCGAACGAGTTGAATGCGGACAACGTGCTGGGTCTGGCTGATCGGCTGATTGGTGAAATCGCTTACGCCTTCGCGTACAAGGAAGATGACTGCGCATTCAACGGTACGGGCACCAGCACCTACGGCGGCATCACAGGTGCACGCACCCGCATGGATGAACTGACCGCAGGCACCGCACCAGGGCTGATTCTGGGCAGTGGCAATCTGTGGTCAGAACTGACGCTGGCCGACTTCAACAAGGTTGTCGGAGCACTGCCGAACTACGCAGACGTGCCCGGTGCAGGCTGGGTGTGCCACAAGACCTTCGAGCACACTGTCATGCAGCGATTGGCCTATGCAGCCGGTGGCGTGTTGGCGTCTGAGATTGTCAACGGCATCCGTCGCAACACCTTCTTGGGCTATCCGGTTTACACGTCGCAGATCTTTCCGAGCACCGAAGCCAACAGTCAGATTCCTGTGCTGTTTGGGTCGTTCGGTCAGGCTGCAATGTTTGGTGCACGCGGTCAGGAGTCGATTGCATTCAGCACCGAAGCCACGGTCGGCGGGCAGTCCATGTGGGAACGCGATCAGATCGGCGTGCGTGGTACCGAGCGATTCGACGTGGTTGTCCACGACTACGGCAGCAACAGCGCAGCCGGGCCGATTGTTGGTCTCGAAACTGCTGGAAGCTGATGACACAACACCCGGCAGTGTGTCGGGTGTTCTCTCGAAACCATCTGCTCTAAGGAGCCTTTCAATATGATTTCCGAACGTTTGGTAAACGACAGCATTCTGATTGCCCCGCGAGCGTTGACCAACAACGCAACCGCAACGGCGAATCTGGACACCAAGGGCGCAGCCTACGCAACGATTCGCGTTGCCTGCAGTTCCGAGGTCAACACGAACGCCGTGGGGCCGACGCTGGTTCTCAGCGAGTCCGACGACACTGTGGTCAGCAACTTTGCGACGCTGGACACACAGGCCGCAATCGACCTGACCGCCGCGCGTGAAATCCACTACGGCGTCGATCTGCGGGGCCGGAAGCGTTATTTGCGAATTGCCGTGAGCACACCGACAGCAACCAATGATCACATCGTGGTCAGTGCAGTGGGCACGCTGAGCAAGTTGGAGAACGCACCCAACGGCACGACAAGCGTTGCCGACACGGCTGTGTTCGTCTGATTTGGTAACGGGGTTGCGGGCAGTTGTGGGACTGCCCGCACATCCCAACTTTCTGAGGGGTGGTTA